GTTTTATAATAGCATTGACTTGGATGAGTCTGTTATTGTATTTAAGAAAGAAAAGACTGATAAAATTACAAACGAAGAAGTTAAGATGTGTGGTTGTGATACCAAGAAAAATGAAGAAGCTAAAGTGTGCAGCTGCAATACTATGAAAATTGAAGAAGTTAACGTTACACTATCATCATCTATTTTAATTGAAAGCTTTTCAGATTGCCCTGAATTCCATATGGAAATATCTGAGTCTGAGTCAAATACTTTTTTCGTTAAAGACTTTGAAGCCGTACCAAATTCATGTGGTACTGGTAAAATAGAATTAAGCGATAGAACATCATACATGAATATGTGCGAAATGAATAACAGTGCAGTTGTTGACCTTACTGTTGTAGTTGAAGGAAAGAGAATTAGCAATATACCATTTGTGCTTAAAAAGACAGAGGGTGAGCCACGTTTAGTTATAAGCAAAGTTCACTTAGTATAAATTGTTATAGATATTTCATGAAGACTTTTTTTACCACTAGGAGCCATAATGGGATATAAAGCACCGTTTGTTATAGTTAAGGACTTGGCATCCCCACTACAGTGTGAGGATATGGTGACTCGGCTAAAGCACACTATACCCAACACTGACCAGATTGGAAACCCAACCGTCACGTATAAGGGTAATAAACTATCCGAAATGCGCTTAGGTGCAGCCATAGATCAGTTACTGCCAGTATTAGAGGACTACTATGGTGTCGATACGAAGACCGTGACGCCCATGGTATTTGAGTGGTATCCAACAGGCTATAAAACGCAAAAGTCCGCATGTGACGGGTATGAGATAGTTAGCAAGAGGGGCAAGTCCCTGTTGTGGAGTAAAACAAAAGATTATGATTTTACAGTTGTGTTATTCCTGAATGACTACAGTGACTCCACCATGTTTGATGAGGACTTCGAGGTTCGTGGAGGTAAGTTACAGTTCCTCACACATGGCTTTGGGTTCAATGCTGAACGTGGCACTGCAATCATATACCCAAGCCGACCAAACTTTGCAAATAACATATCCCCCGTAGATGCTGGTAACCTCAACATAGCAAAATTCCACATCGTATGTAAAAAAGAATATGTATATGATATGGATAATTTCCCCGGTGGCTACGCCGAATGGTTCGGAACTTCTTAAAATAATACTTGCTTTATATCATTTGTGGTGACATAATGCCACCACTTCATACACCAATGAAGATAAATGCTTATTAAAGGAGAAATACATGAGCGAGTTAAGCGAGTTTGCACTACCTACCAACCCACAAGACATTGAACAAATCAAAAATTCAATTATTGAAATTTCAGCACAGCTTCAAATGATCAAAGATCGACAGGACGGCATTAAGGATATTAAAACACTTCTTAAGGAAGAATATAAAATGCCAACCTCACTAGTTAATAAACTGGTCAAAGCTCTTGATGATGCAGCCTACGTGGAAATGACAACAGAGAACAGCACCTTCGAACTTGTCCGTGAGACAATCATGGGTGATGGTGGCCTACCTGATGACAGTGAGGTGGACTAATAATCTACGACACTAATATTCCAGCACCGTATATATCTGCCCACAATAAAAAATTAGGGATGGTTATACTATGACATATATTTCGGCAATATTAACCGATAACCGTAAAACTGTAAAAGTTTGGAGCAGGGATGAGAATGGGGGGCGTGTCGTTAAGGAGTACGACGCCCCTTATTATTTCTACATCGAAGATAAAGATGGTAAGGATAAAGACCTATATGGAACCTCACTTACCAAATTAGAGTTCGATAGCCCCATAGCCTTCAAGGAGGCTCGGGATGCGTACCAAGCAGACGATGTTAAGCTGTATGAGTCCGATATACAACCTGAGTACAAAAAGCTCTCACAGCTGTTCTATGGAAGCCGTATAGGTAACCTAAATGTTACGTTCTTTGATATTGAGGTGGACTATGATAAAAATATTGGGTACTCATCTGTTGCTAACCCATATGCACCCATAAGTTCCATAGCAATATATCATTGGCATAGTGGTAGGACTATTGTATTAGCTGTCCCTCCAGAAAATAGGACGGGAATAAAGGCGAAGGACTTACCTTCAGACATTACTTCCAACGCAGAGATATACATTTGTAAAGATGAAAAGGAACTGCTACAAAAGTGGTTTAAGGAAATCGATGATAGTGATATTATTTCTGGATGGAACTCGGATTTCTTTGACGTGCCATACATCTATGAACGAGCTAATATCACGTTGCATAAGATTGCGGGTGATAAACTTTCCTTTCTTGGTTCTAAAAAGCCAAAGTACAAGGATGTTGAAAAGTTTGGAACTATCCAAAAGAAGCTAATTCTCCATGGAAGGATAACATTAGACTATCTTGATGTATATAAGAAATTTGAGATGCGTGAAAAGCCAAGCTACAAGCTGGAACACGTAGCCGAAGATGAGCTACCCCACTTACCTAAACTATCATACAGTGGATCACTGTATGATCTGTACAGGGATGATTTTGAGGAATTCTTAAGGTACAACATTCGAGATACTGTAATCCTTAAGGGTCTTGAGGAAAAGAAGAAATACATCAAGACGGCAATTCAGATGTCACATATGGCAACAACCTTAGTACCAGATGTTCTTGGTACAATTAAAGTTGCAGAGATGTCGATTATCAATTATTGCCATATCGAAATGAATGTAAAAGTACCAGATCATACGGCACCCGAACCTACGGGTGAAAAGTATGCGGGTGCTACGGTAATCCACCCAAAAGCTGGGTTACATGAAAATTCAGCATCGGTTGACTTAGTATCACTGTACCCTATGACAATGCGATCATGTAATATTAGTCCAGAAACTCTAGTGGGCCAATTTGTTAATGGTGAAGCAGCCTTTCATGCAATACTAAACTTGACTGACGACGCATTAACCTTTGTTCGTGAGGATGGTAAAATTGCTAAGGGTAAAGCATGTGATTGGTCAAGAGCGTTAGATACTATGAATTGGATTATTAGTGGTGCGGGTACAGTGTTCCACCAGAATAGTGATGGTGTTATACCGTCAATTTTAGCAACATGGTTTGCTGAACGTAAAGAATACAAGAAGAAAATTTATGAAGCCGAGCAAGCTGGAGATAGTGAAGCTGCAGAACACTGGAACCGCATGCAATACATCAAAAAGATTCAATTGAATTCTATGTATGGTGCAACTGGTAATAGATTCTTTAAGTTCTTTGACATACGGTTAGCGGAGTCCACAACACTATCTGCACGACAGGTTCTATATCACATGGCTAGTAAAATAGCAGAGATATTAGATGGTACTTATGACATGACTTCAAAGTGTGTTATATACGGCGATACAGACTCGGTATATTTCTTAACCTACCGCGATACACCAGAAGAAGCACTAGAAACTGCAGTAGAGGTTTGTGGGTTAGTTAATGAGAGCTACCCTAGGTTCATGGAGCACACATTTAAGTGCGATGACGCCCATAACAATATGATGAAGGCTGAACAGGAGATTGTATCTGATAGGGGAATATACATTAAGAAAAAGTATTACATCTTACACACGGTGTACGACGATGGTAAGCCTGTAGATGAGATGAAAAATATGGGTGTTCCTATTAAGAAGACCACATTGCCACCAGCAATCAAAAAAAGGCTAACTAAGTTTATTGAAGATTTGCTTAAAGGTGTCGATTGGGATATAATAGGTCCAGAAATTGTAGCCGTGAAGGATGAACTATTAGAGACTGCCGACATTGATATGATTGGTTTGCCGAAAGGGGTCAATAAGGTAGAAGAATACACGGATAGGCTTAACACCAAAGAAGAAAAGCTTAAATTGCCGGGACACGTCGCAGCTGCTATACTTTGGAATAAGTGCTTGGTTAGCTACGGTGATAAGGACAGCCCCAAGATAATATCGGGAAGCAAGTTATCAGTATATTACTTAAAGAAACCTATTGGCAGATTCAAAAGCATAGCAGTGCCTAGAGACGCACAGGCGTTGCCAGCGTGGTTTGTTGACAACTTTGTTCCACTGATAGACCGAAAGGCACAGATCGAAAGGCTTATAGATAAACCAATGAAAATTATGATATCTGTTGCAGGCATCAAAGTGCCCACAAAGAAGAAACTAAAACTTGAAGAAGGATTATTTGGATGAAATTATCAAAAGATACAGTAACACTAATACTACAATCAGCCAAGTTAGCACATATGCTAGGGATTGGTGGATTAATATTTGACTCGAAAGGGATACGTGGGTATAATGATGATGAAGGGGTTATTCTAGCAGCACTAGGCAATCATGACTTTGAGTTTGAAAGCCTAGGTCTAGCCAGACTAGACTCTTTAAAAAACAAAGCATCATTGATCAAAGAAACTGACAACATTAAGGTTACTGCAGTTCCCCGCAAGGGTAAAGAAGAAGTCATCGAAAAGCTTGAATTTGACTGTGGTAAAATAAAATTTGAGTTCAGATGTGCTCTAACAAAAAGCTTAACTGACGTACCATCTACCAAGATGAATATTAAGCCATTACATTACTTTGAAATAACTCCAGATGATGTCACTATGATTTCGAAAGGTGTCTCTGCCATGAGAAGTAAAGTAATGACTATTCGTGGTAATGGTAGTGATGTTGAATTTAGATTTTCAGACGACACGGGTGATATGTTAAACTTTAAGGTAGATTCAGAACTAACATCGGAAGATGATAGTGACATGTCACTCACAGTAAACATATCTAAGATGCTGCCAATATTCAAGCTTGCGGGACAGGCTGAAAATTTTAGGTTAAATATACTTAAGAATAACATCTTACATATCTCAATAATGGATATGGACGTGATAGTTATGCCAGAGGTTTAAAATGAGTGAAACATGGTTACAGAGATTGCTAGAATCTAAAGCAGATAAGCAAAGGCGCGAGTTCGAGGAGTTACATGATAAGCGAAAGCAAGACTTGGACGAGTTAAGTAAATCGCAAGAATTCAAGGATATGTTACGGAAAGAGGCAACGGATATTATTGCCGAAGGTAAACGTAAAGAAAAAGAAAGGGTTGAGAGCGAAAAGAAAAGGCATATTGCGCAAGTAGCTGAAGCAAGAAAGAATATAGAAATCATCAGCAATGATATGCGCAATAGTAAGGAACCTTTTGTCAATGTCCTTAGTATGGGATTTAGCCCAGAGAATGGAATTGAAGTAAAACTCGACTATAACGAATCATTTATTAGATTCCTTAATAGTCTCGGTATTAAAGGTGCTAACGACGATGAATCCATTCGTCTGTGGTTGGCACATTTGAACTATGATATCGGACAAGAATCGCTAGCGGAAGATTATTTGGCCAATGGTGTATCGGGTGATGAGATGCCACCAATGGGCTATGCTGAAATGTTCGGTGGCGAAGACGACGATGAAGACGATGTAAATAATTAATATATTAATAAAACTATAGGGGAAATTGTAACATGAGTAGCGCGTTTGCAGCAATGATGAAATCTTCAAAAACAGCAGAAGTAACTGAAGCAGGGTTCACCGAGGAACTGGCCGCACTTGTTAATAAGCACGGTAGAGACACGGTTACGAATATGCCAGACTATATGCTGGCTAACCACATATCCAACTACATTGACACGTTTGCGTTGGTAATTGCAGACCGTGATCGACTGGAACAAGCCAACCGCTTAGCCACTGGGGAATAATGAAAACCAATCTAATAATAGATGGGAATAATATACTCTATCGCACCTTCCATGCAAATAATAAAAGTGGAGACCCTGACGATGTTATAGTTGGGGTCTGCATTCATTCTGCATTGGATATTATGGCTAAGTATTTTAATGAGTATAAGGTGGACGATATTATCGTAACGTTTGATGACTATTCGTGGAGAAAAGCATACACAGACGACCTATCGAAATGTGCAACTAATAAAAAGTATAAAGCACATAGGCGTACAAACAAAACACCTAAAGAGCTAAGATTGTTCCAGATGTTGGATGACCATATAACCGAATTTAGAGACATATTACGGGATAGGACGGGAGTGGTTGTTCTATGTGAAAAATACCTAGAAGGTGATGATCTTATGGCTGCGTATGTTCAAATGCACCAAGGTGATGATAACATTGTATTGTCTGGTGATAAGGACATGATGCAACTATTGCGCTATGATAATGTTAAGGTTATTGATCCAGCAACAGGCAAGCCTCGTTCATTACACGATTGGAATGATGATGCTGATCTGTTTCTATTTGAAAAGTGTATACGTGGGGAACCTAAGACTAATGATAACATACAGTCTAGTTACCCACGGTTGCTTAGAACTAAAATATTGAAATCATATGGTGATGAATACCTCACAGCTAACATAATGGAACATACCTTCACCCAACTAGAAGAACTATCGGATGGTGAATATGGTGACGTTGAGTATAAAACAGAAGAACTGTTTAATGAGAATAAGATACTTATGGACCTTACCTTACAACCAAAATCAATAAGGAAGTTGATGGTAAAGACTGTACTAAAAGCTAAAGAAAATAGGGGACGGTACAACCATATGAAATTTTTAAAGTTTTGCACTGTCAATGAACTCACAAAGATAATTAGCAGAATAGAAAACTTTGTACCAATGTTGAACATTAAAGCGTAATTCGATGGTTGGTAAAAAGAAAAAAGACGAATTGCCTAAGAAAGTTGGGAGACCTAGGGTAAACCTAGAATTCTATGAAGCCCGTGAGCTTGTACGTAACGAAAACCTAACATCTGTTGTTCAATATAACAAATGGTGGTTACTCAATACCCCAGCAAAGATACCTAAACGACCAGATAGAGCGTATAAACATCAATGGGTTAGTTGGAATGACTTCATCGGGTCTAACAACCCATTCCCTTGTGTTAAAAAGTCGTTCAGGCCATTCATACCCGCTAGATCATTTGTGCACACACTAACCCTCAATAACAGATCAGAATGGTTTGAATACATAAGGACTGGGCGAAAGCCAGCCGACATACCAGCACGCCCAGATTTAATTTATCGCAATGACTGGTTTACTTGGAAAGATTTTCTTGGTGCGGATAAGGCTAGTGTAAAACGTAATCTGGATGTGGCTGAGGCAATCTTCTTTATTGTACAGAACCATGGTAGGCCAAATAATGTATTTCAGATGGGAATAACTATTGAAGGTAAGGCATCTATACTCCAAGCCCAAGCCCAGCATCAATTTAGAATAGTTGGTCTTTTCTACTGTGATATTGGGTTTGGGTGGAAATCATTTGCTGAAGAACTAGGGCGAGAGTATTGGGATTCTGGTCGTAAAGATGAGTTCACCATTCCCAACATTAATGATTTTGTGTTTCAGGTTAGTGATTTTGTTGAGCGAGTACGGTAAGGTTAACTTCCTCAATAAACTTCTTAAATATTGGTTTGTGTAGTTTTCTACCATATTGCAGAAATTCACCAATAGACATCCATGCCGTTTCCGAAGTCTCATATGTTGTTTCTATGAAGTTGTCCCTGTCTATAACCTCACCATAGTAAACTTCGGTGTAGCCCAAGAAACACCCTAGGTGAACTCCACTTATTATATTGTCCGACAATAACCCCAGTTCTTCATTTGCTTCCCTATAAGCAGCTTCCACACTAGACTCACCTTCTTCTACTTTGCCTTTTGCTAATTGGAATTCCGTACCACCATACATTGGGTCGGATGGCTTCATTAGCATAAAATATATTTCCCCATCCTCTATATAATATGGAATAAAACCTGCTCTTGGTGCTTTTCTTTGTCTCATTTGGATATTTTCCTATTCATTCTAGTATATCCCGGTTCACACAAAAAAACAAGGACTAAATAGTTTAAACATGCATACTTTAATTAAAAGGAGATATTAAAATGGCAGGTAATGACGCAGTAGGTAAACACAATGAATTGCCCCATATTGAATGGGTTGATTTGGGAGATAATGGGGTTGCAGTTGAAATAGTAGTTGTGAAGCGAGACTCTCGCAACAATGACCTCTATTTTATTAAGACCGAAGACTTGGATCAGATTGACCGGAATCGCTTAACTTCAATTTTACGAAAAAGGGATGCAGGTAAATATGAACTATGGGATTTATTGGATAACACAGTACTTGGTAATGGTGAAAATGCACTTGATTTTTTCCATCAGCTAGTACGTGTTAGGACAGACCGTGGACAGTTTCTTGTTCCGGGTGCTGGTAGGGCAGGCATTGCACTACGACCAGTGGACGATGGAAAGCGCGGCCCCGGTCGCCCACCAAACCAAGGTTAATTGATACCAATAATACTTGGGTTAAAAAATGGGGACTGTGGTCCCCATTTTTATAAAAAAAAGATAAGAGCACTCAATTTTTAAAGACATATATAAAATTATATAACAGGAGCAATTTATGGAAGCCAACACCATCTATGTTCAGATTGCAGCGTATCGTGATCCAGAACTAATGAATACAATCAGCAGCTTGGTCGAGCACGCAAACAACCCAGAAAACCTACACATATGTATCTGCTGGCAACACGGGCCAGAACACACAATTGATATTTTCCTTGACGGTGGGTTTACTCCACTTAGTTATACCGATGATGAAGAGGCTGGGTACAATGTCATTAATATGGCAAAGGGTGGAATTAAATTATCAGTAATCGATTTAGATTATAATGACACGGAGGGTGCGTGTTGGGCACGTTACCAAATTCAAAGACGGTATGAAGGTGAGAAATACACCCTACAGTTAGACTCGCATCACAGGTTTGTTCCTGAATGGGACAAGTTGTGCATCGACATGGTTGAAGGGTTACGAGATAAAGACACACCTAAACCACTGTTGACTGGGTACATCCCGTCATTTGACCCCGAGAACGACCCCGGTTCAAGAATCCATGTACCTTGGAAAATGGACTTTGATAGGTTCATCCCAGAGGGTGCGGTGTTCTTTAGGCCATCATCCATAGACCATTTTAAGACATTAGATAAACCAATGAGATCTAGGTTTTACTCTGCACATTTTTGTTTTACTGATGGCTCGTTCTGTGAAGAAGTACCACATGATCCAGATTATTTCTTTCATGGTGAGGAAATTTCAATTGCGGTTAGGGCATACACCCAAGGGTATGATCTATTTCACCCCCACATAGTCGTTGCGTGGCACGAGTATACGCGAAAGGGTAGAACTAAGATTTGGGATGACCACACAACACCGAATAAAAATGAAGGCAAAATCAAGCTAGATTGGGTTGAGCGTAATAACTTATGTCACAAACGAAACCGTATACTCTTTGGTATGGACGGTGAAGATCCAACTCAAATCGATTTCGGTAAATTTGGTTTTGGTGATGTACGTACTGTTCGGCAATACGAAGAATATGCTGGTATTAGTTTTAAATATCGTGGTGTTCAACAAGCAACTCTAGATAGAGATGACCCTACGGTTGAAGTAACTGAGTATGCAAGTGAAGACGAATGGAAAGATTCGTTTGCTAGATCAAATGACGTGCACGTATGCATACACAAGGGTGAATTGTCTGAAATACCAGACGACTTTGATTTCTTCTACGTTGGCACACATGGTGAAGACGGTGTAGAGATTTATAGAAAAGACCTTGTTAAGGATGAAATTTATAATTACCTAAATGGTGAGAATGGGTTTATCGATTACCGATTAATATTCCTATCGTCTAAGCGCCCAGTGAGTTATACTATATGGGCACATAGTGCTAGTAAGGGTTGGATGGATAAGATCACCAAGCCATTAGACTACTAAGAGGTAACAATGAAAGATCAATTAATCATATCAGCATACGGCTCACATAATGCGACAGTTGCAATGTATTACAGGGGAACTTATCATGTAATTGAGGTTGAGCGGTGGTTGAGTAAAAAGAATGCTGGTTTGATTAATTATCTACCATCTGCTTACCCGAAGATAATATTTGATGAGATAACTGAATTCCTATTGTCAAAGACTGACAGGAGTGACGTTGATCTATATCTAACTAACTACAATGACTTAAGCAAACTAAAACCAGCATTCACATATGCTGAACATCGAAGCTTTGACCACCACTCTGCACATGCAGCCACTGCGTTTTACCAATCACCATATGATAGTGCAATAACATTCACATTTGATGGTGGTGGTGATCTCGGATTCTTCAATGTCTACCATACAGACAGGCGAAATGGTGTTAAGCTGTTAGAGCGGTTTAATCAAGACTTAGGGTTTGCGTATATGATACTAGCTGACCATTTAGAGGATATCACAAGAGACCCGCTTAATATCGGTAACTTAGTATATGCTGGCAAACTAATGGGACTATGCTCATATGGTAAGGTTATCGAAGAGTGGGTTCCCCATTTTACTGAATTTTATGAAACGTTTAATTACAAAGGTGATTCGTACCTTGGTGGTGCAGAAGCAGCAAAGGATGCAATACCAAGATTGATGGAAAAGCTTGGGGTTGAAGATTTCACAAACAACACACGATTTAGTGGGCAGTTTGCATGGGACATCGCAGCAACGACTCAGTTTATTTTTGAAGAACAGTTCTTTAAATTTGCACGACCATACATGGAGAAGTTCCCAGATCAACCCATAACACTTGCCGGTGGATGTGCATTGAATGTTATTCTTAATGCTAGACTATTGAAAGAGCATGGTAAAGTATTTGTTCCACCAAACACAAGTGATTGTGGTGTTGCAGCGGGTGGTATCTTACTTCACCTTAAACCAGAACATCAGGTTGACCTAACATATTCAGGTGTACCAATATTGGATGAACATATGTTCTCATCGTATATCGAAAATGGAAACTTCTCTGTTGTTGAAAATGTAACAATTAAAGATTTAGCACATTATATAAATCGCGGTAATATTGTGGGTGTGATAAATGGAAACTCCGAGCATGGTCCGCGTGCACTTGGTAACAGAAGTATATTATGCAACCCCATTGGTGACATGAAGGATGTGTTGAATGCCAAGGTTAAGAATAGGGAGTGGTACAGGCCCTTTGCACCGTTAGTTAGGTTAGAGGATGCCACTAAGTACTTCGACTTCCCAGAGGGTGCACAATCGCGTCACATGACGTATGTGGCTGAAGTTCGGGATGAATATAAAGCTTTAATCCCAGCAGTTACACACGAGGATGGTACAGGTAGAATTCAAACTGTTACCGAGCAACAGAATAAATTTATTTATACTTTGATAACAGAATTTGAAGCTATTGCCGAGCATGGTGTACTACTTAATACATCATTTAATGTTAATGGTAAACCGATACTGAGCAGAATATCCGAAGCTTTGGAAATTTTGACAAAAACACAACTGGATGCAGTTTACTACAAAGAGAGATTGATCTTCCGTAAAGGTGGTGAGAAGTTGTATGAGCGTCATGTTATCAGTGAAAATATTAAACCGTTAGACAACACTACTACATTATACGTTATGGCTACACCTAAGGATGATTCTGAATTAGCAAGCAAGTATTTTCCAAAGATAGAAGCTATTGTTAATTCTCAAAAGGATAATGTTGTATTAGTTACTCAAACGGAAAACATGGATAAGTTTAAGCGCAAATTCGGTGATAAAGTGCAGTATCTTGATCTACCACCAAATTGGGTTTATTATCATGAACTGATAAGTGAGAAATTTCCAAACGTTGATGCTACCATACATGGTGTTAGTAAAATAATGAGAATGTTATGGGCAAAGTCATTGATGTATGAAAATGTCTTTAGAACAAAAAATCATATGTTTGTATCCATTGATAACTTTTTGGAATCAACAAGCATTGTGAAAGACATAAAACTAATCTCTGGGTTAGCTGCCGATAGTTCACAGATAATTGTTAATGGTGATAAGTACACGGGTATGCTCACACCAGACGAACTAGGAAGGCTGTGTAGCATTACTGAGATACCAGATGAAACACCAACCCTTGATATAGTTTGGGGCAGCTACGACCAAATAGAGTGGTTATCTGTCAACGTGGAAGCACACCTACTCACATTATTGCGTGGTGGTAAGGAATCTTCAGATGTTGATTACGTACTTGTCCCATTTGTACAACAACCATCTAGGTTTAAGGTATATTAATATGAAAAACGATGTCACATTTGTTACAGCGGTATATGATAGTTTGTCGAATACCGAGTTTGCGGGTAGGCACAATAGGGGCACTCAGTATGCATTTTCGTTGGCTCAGATGCACACAATGGGTGTCCCTATCTACTG